GTACCACACCGCCGGAAATTCGCCCTCTGCGCACTGCTTCGGGATCTCGAAGCTGGAGGTTGTCTTGCATTCCAGCCCGGCATCCTCGCCAATCACCATACGATCCGGCAGCGCGTGCGCGAAGGGGTAGTCGCTGTTGACGAGAAAGTGGTTTTCCCGCCGCACCCGCTTTCCGGTCGCCTCAGCAAAACGCTTTGCCACATAGTCCTCCAGGTCGTGCCCCAGCCGCACCGCCTCGCGGTCGCTGATGTCCTCCGGTGTCACGCGGCCGGTCTTCTCTGCCCACAGCGCGTAGGGCGAACTGTATTTGTTCAGGCCAAGGATCGTACCGGCGTCGCTGCCGCCGATGCTTTTTCGCCGCTCGGCGTGCCATTGCTCGTCCGTCATGCCGACGGTCGTCGTCTTCGTGATCATCTCCGTTTTCTCCTCCCTCTGTTCTTTGCGCCGCCATCTGCGCTGCGCATACGCATACGCATGATCTCGCTCCCATGCGGCGTTTTGGCGAATGCTTCCGGCGTGATGTGCTTCGGGCATCCGTATCCCGGCGGGCATCCGCGTGACTGGCGCATCTGCAGAATGTACAGGCACACCCTTGCGCTCGCAGCCGGCGTCGACTCTTGCAGCGGCCTGTAGTGTGCGCAGGTGCTGCAGTATCGGCTCTGCGGCAGCCCTCCGTGGATGTAGATGTCGCCGCTCACGTCTCCCACGATGTTACCTCCTGCACGCATTCCGGGCAGCCGACGACGTTTCCCCACTTGTCCTTGTA